GGTTGATCATCATGTAATAATTTGACTGCATATCTGTGGAAAAAACGATTTTGTCCGAATAGTCTGTAATCGGAACCGCATCGACTATGACCTTTTTCCGCTCCGCGTCGTAGCGTATGCGCATCTTATAGCCAACTGACGCCAGCATGTCCCGAAGACCGTCGTACAGCTTACAGTATCTCACATACTGGTACGAGACATTGACGCCAAGAGGTTGCGCACCATCAAACAGCGTGCCGAAAGCATACCGCACCCGCTGTCCGATTATCGTATTGATATCACCGTAATCCGTGGCGTAGTCCCGTCCAGACGGCGGGATAATAACCTTGTTCTGCAGCATTCCGCGCCATGTATAGCCGCCCACAGTCACGGTGTCATACTTCGTGTCAACCTCAAGCCGCTTATAGATCCCGCCGTTTTCAGTGTCTGGGATATAAATTCGGCCGCTCTCGGGTATCTCTGAATACTCGCTCGTGTACATGGATATTTCGAAATCGTTCCGACTGTCTCCAACCTCGAAATCATATGAACGATAATTCATTGCCCGGATTTCCTTTCCGGATGAATTCGCAATTATGACCATTTGGGCGAGCTCCTTTCTTCGAGGATGGTGAGTTTAAAAGCAAAATCGCCCCACTTAATATCAAGCATTCCAGCCGGGATCTTTTCGAACACCGATTGCGACTTGTTCCTGTCATCAAAATGATTTTCTTCTCCGATCATCACCGTGTGCTGCTTGGAATTGATGACGAGCGTTTCGCCGTCACGAACCGTGACATATACAACATATGGATAATCGTTAATCGTTACACGAGGATTGACACACGGCCCATAAATCATCATTTCGAACTCCGACGCAAACGGCGCATCGGTCACCCACGAATCAGATCCATATTCAGGTGCCTTATAGTCATAGTCAAAGTCATACTCAAAATCAAGGAACTCCGACGCTGCAGACCCAGGTTTGTTGAATATCCTGGACTCAGAGCGCGTCCATGTTCCCGACGGTATATATATGCCGATCGTTACGATCGTTCTGGACGGCGTTGATTCCACAGGACTTACATTGGATTCCTTGATATAGCAGTCCGCCGACCAATTGCCGTATATGATGCGGCCCGGCTTGAGTTCCATGATATCACGCTCAAAATCGTCTTCCAGCGCCGTGATCAGTGCCCTGCGGCGCGTTTCAGACCCGTAAAGCATCAGCGTCACAGTATAGACGGCGGACTTTTTGCGAAATGCGGAAACGCGCTCGCCATTGAGCAGTTCCGTCGCAATGGGTGAAAACTCCCATGCGTGATAATTTGCTTCTTTTGTATGGATCATTTTCGTATTAAGGTCATAAGCGTTCCCGGAAGATGCTATGTATGTGATCCTGATCATTAATACACCTCCCTGACGATCCTGCCGAATTCGCGGCGACCGATTACAACCTTAAGGTCTGCGCTGTCCAGTGCGGCTGTTATGGCGTCATATATTCCGCTGATCAGCGCGGCGTTGTTCGATGCAGATGCCTGTGCAATATCCCTCATTAGGTTGTCCCTGCCATACATCACTTCAGCGCCTGCTTCTCCTGCGCCAATCATTCCATACGGTGTTTGCATGATTGTAGGATCAGTAAACAGATACGGCTGGTTCATGGCCTTTGCATACCACTCGACATCAATTCCGGATGGAAATGTAATATCATGCCCCGCGATGGTCTTGGTCGATGTGCGCAGTGAGAAGTGCGGGAGAGCCGGGAGCTCCGGTTTCGGTATCTTAAGCTTTAATCCTTCGAAAAATCCCTTAATGTCGTCGATGACACCCTTTACCTTGTCCTTGATGTCGTTGAATTTTTCCGTAAACTTTGACTTGATATCATTGAGCTTTTCAGCCGCACTGCTTTTCAACTCGACCAGCTTGTTAACCACATCGTTTTTCATGCCGATCACTTTGTCGATGGCGTCCTGCTTAATCGCGTTCCATTTCTGGGACATGTCCTCCTTGACCTCGCTGATCTTGTTGGACACGTTTGTCTTCATCTCGTCAAATTTGCCCTTAACGTCATCCTTGAGATTTCCGACATACTTTGATATGGCTTCCCATGCCTCTTTTACCTTTGCTTTGACCTGGTCCCAGTGCGTTATCAACAGCACGATAATCGCAATCAGCGCCGCAATCCCGGCGGCGACACCTGCGACAACGCCGATTGTCGTGCCAAACACCGCCGCGATGGCCGTAAGTGATGTTATCAGTGTCTCGATCCCGCTTATCAACCCTCCGATTATCATGACGATCGGACCGATCACGGCGGCGATTCCGGCGATCTGGACGATCATGTTTTGCTGTTCCGGGGACAGTTCCGCCCACTTATCACGCAAACCTTTGATAATATCGGCGGCCTCTCTCATGATTGGATTGAGGACTTCGCCCACCGTCGCGCCTAATTCTGCACCGGTCAGCTTCAACTCATTGAGAGTCATCTGCCACTGGTCGATAGGGTCCAGCGTGCCCTCAAACGTGTCGGAGACGGACCCGGCCGAATCTCCAAGCGCGTTTAAATCGAGGGCGCCGTCTTTAATGGCTTTAAAAACTTTATCGCCCGATTTACCAAACAACTCATAAGCCGCCTGCAGGCCCTCTGTGTCGCTTTCCGCTCCTGTGATGGACTCCTGCAGTTCTTCCAACGCCTGGTCAAGAGGCTTTCCATCCTTCGCGGCCTGCTTCAATGCTTTGGACAATCCGCCAATGACAGCCTCGACAGGCGCGCCGCTCTTTTCAAGCTGTGCCATGAGTGCAGTGGACTCATTAAGCGACAGTCCCATGTCCTGCATGGCTGTGGCGTTGTTTACGGCCAGATTGGTGAGCGTATCGATGCCGATGCCGGAATCTTGTGCCGCTTTGTTGAGCGCGTCCAGATAACCGGACGCCTCTTCCGCAGGTACGTTAAAGGCAGCCATTGCCTTCTGCACGCTGTCGACCGATGACGTTACATCCGTGTCATTAAGCTGTGAGAATTTGATAAATTGCGCAGACAGCTCTTCGAGTGCGTCTCCAGTGAGTCCAAAGCGTGTATTGACTTCTCCGACAGCTTCGCCGGCTGTCGCAAAGTCGGTCGGGATAGATGTCGCCAGATTGTCGACGATGTCGAACATCTTCTCTGCCGCGTCGCCCGCTGCCCCCGTCTTTTGGATGACGGTATCATAGCCGGCGTCAACCTCGTTGAATGCGGCTAGTGACGCACCACCTAGAGCTACGATCGGCGCCGTCACATGGGTTGTAAGACCCTTGCCGACCTCACTGACTTTGCCGCCGATTTCCTGCATCTTATCGCCGACGATCTTAGCCTGCTGAGTACCAACAGACCCGAATTCCTTCAGCGACTTTTTTGCAGATTCAAGCTGCTGCTCGTCTTCGATGATGGCCCGCTTCAGCTGGTCCATCTTTTCCGTAACTTCTGGAGTTCTGTCCTGCTGCTCAAGCTGTTTCAGTGCTTCACGTTCTTTGTCGAGCTTGCTCTTGACATCATCGACCGACTTAGAGAGTAATTTCTGTTTCTGCCGCAGAAGCTCCGTATTCTTGGGGTCAAGCTTCAAAAGCTTGTCGACCTCGCGAAGCTGCTTCTGTGTATCTTTTATGGACTTGTTTACGCCACTAAGGGCCTTTTGTAACGGTGTGGTATTACCGTTGATTTCTATGGTTATACCCTTAATATTTCCTGCCATATCTTAAAACCTGTCCATATCTTCCTGCGTGGCGATTCTGTCATAATTGCACGAGTCGTTTCCGTGCTCTATCAGGATGTCATAAATTTCGCCAACTTCAAAAAAATCGAGGTCAGGGATTCTTATCCCCGCCTCGATACATCGCAACAGATAGACCGCGGTGTTGAACGGCCTATCTGTTCTTATTTCTTTTTTTTTGACACTGACGTTGTTTTTGTCTGGCTCTTGTAAAGTGCAAAGATCTTATCAGCCTGCATCGTCAAATCAAGCGCCTCGAATTCGCTCACCCATGCCAAAAAATCGTCATAAGTAAGATCGTTGACGAGCTCAGAAAGGGGACGAGACGCCTGCATAGCCATGATATACCCGAGTTCCCCGAATACGTCCATGTTGTCGCCCTGCGTCGATGCCAAAAAATCACGGCGAAACACCTTCTTGTAAAGGAAAGGTGTCGCGCCGTTAGCGACCATATCAACGCTCTTGTCTCCGATCGTGATCGTTCCGCGCATTAGTTACCTCCCGTCTGGCCTCCCGTCTGGCCCCCCGTCTGGGCTGTGCCTGTGCTCTGGTGCACATCCTCATACCACGCGTTGTATTTTGTGGCCTTGTCAGGTCCACACTCGGCCTTGGAGACATCTTTCTGCAGAGCCGCATTGTATACGGATGTGGAAGACAACGAAATACTTTCAGGCTGCGGAGTGCTGGTTGCTTCCTTAGTGGATCCTGATACCGACAGTGCGCCAGCCATGCAGTTATAAAGCACATGACGAATTCCGTGAGCGTCGCCAGAGAACTCGAAAAGCAGCGCGAAGTTGACCACTGCAGGATTGGCGGGCTCGACAAGGACGCCGTCCGCATCTTCGAAATATCCGAGGATGTCTTTTTTGAAATCGTCCGGGATCATTGCAACCTCCAGGCTGCCATTCCTTGCTCCACCTGCGCTTGCCATGTAATAAACGATATCATCCGCATAAAAAGGCTCATTGTCGCCGCTCGGGTCCATCGACAACGATCTAGCGCCCTTGATCGGTTTGGGCGTGTCATATGTAGCAGATCCATCATCTGCGATCGTGGCCTTTGCGTAATAGCAGCGCTTAAGACCGAATTTAACTCTGTTGTTATTAGACATTATCCACCTCCAGTGTGATGTCCGACGTGTATACAGTTACGTGCATACGCTCTGAGTCGATGTAATCCTGCGTTTTTGCAAAAACAATTCCCTCTGCATTGAGGATTTTTTCAATCACCGATTCGAGCTCAAAATCCTTGTTGTCTGTGTACAGTTCGACATAGAGCCGCTCAACCCTTACATAATTTGCGTCATCGGCATACAGGTCATTGCTATCACCGAAGAAAAAACAAATAAATGGCGGCTGCTGTCCCGTATCATCCTCGAATTTATAATACGCTGTCGGAACTCCTACACTCGACAAGATTCTGTTGATGTTCTGTGGGGTCATTGCTCCACCTTCTCTCTGATTCGTTTTTCGACCTCAGTGATGGCCCATTCTTCTACCGGCTTAATGTGGACGATTCCATCAACATTTCTGCCGCCACCCCTGCGAGCATGACCGTGTTCCAGCAGGTGAGCAAGCTGGTATGTACCGGTCTTTCCGTAGATGGTCGAATCTACCGTTGTCGATGTCTTTTCGACCTTTCTGGTCCATCCTTTTGCATATTTGCCGCTTCTGCCTTTGGGCGATGTCTGTTTAAGCTTTTTTACGGCTTCCTTCGTAACCTCTGTAACAGACTCTTGAGCCGCCTTTATGACGTCAACTGTAAATTCCTGCAGGATGTCATTTACCGCCCTCTCAAGGTCAAATCCGGAGCTCAATTCGTGCCCCCTTTCCGCTCACAGTACAGCTCGACATAATCACTGTCGTCTGGCTCATATGTCCGGTAAACGCCGTATCTTTTGCCCTCGAATTCGATCACTCTCTGTCCGTTATAATCACCTCTGAACACATCAAATTCATATTCCGGATTCAGGCCATTTCTTCCGCCGTCGAAAAACTCTGTTCTGCTCACGGATTTTTTCCTGGCAAAAACAACAGCGGCTGTCTCTTTTTTTCTAGGGACACCGCTGTCATCTTTTGCATAAGATTCCGTGATCAGTGTGATCACTACATCTGTCATTTCATTTTTTCTCCGAAAATTCGGTTGTTTAGCGCCCAGCGGAGCATGCGCGGCATGGCTTCCACGTTGTCGCGCTTCTTCCAAATCCACGACGCATACATGACTATCAGCTGCTGATCCTCTGCTGTCAGCTCATCCGCAAATGTAACGCCTTCGCGTTCGATGAACTGCTTGGCGGCGTTGAGGATCTGCTGCAGCCGCTCATCATATGCCTTTGTTGTGATTCCCAGGTCGATCTTTAAGCTATCAAGCATTTAGTCACCCCCTTTGGTGAGGGGCTTCCCTCATGCGTTGGCTGTGTCAGCCGCGAATGTCATAGCAGCAGTGGGAGTCGCGCCGTTGATGCCGATCGCGACGAATCCCTCTGCGATAACGGGTTTGCCATCATAGCGCGCAGTGCCGCGGAAAACAGTTCTGTCCTCGATGAACTTAGCGTGCTCAGACTGTGCGAGTCTTGTGCCTGCTCTCTCTGCCAGGAGATACAGATCAAGGTATCCGCCGACGATCACGTTGTCAGGGATGAAGTTGAGGACTTCTGCCGTGCCGCCCACGACAGGCATCGTGCCGTTCATTCCGGATACGATCGTTCCTGCAGCATTGATGGAAAGGCTCTCTGCAATGAGCTTTGTTCTGGTCGTCTCATTCATCGCCCATACCTTTTCACCGCGGGAATAGTCGCCCTTAGCGGCGCCGGATGCGAGCACGATGTTCTGGAACAATTTGATTCCTGTGCTGTTTGCCGCAGAGATCGTGACGATATTGGATGTGTGCAGATCTGCCCACGCGCGTTCCGTCTCAGGATAGTCCTCAGGCGCCACGGTCTGCGCCAGTCTTGTTACAAAGCCGAGCGGCATCTTTGTCCCTTTGCCGTAAACGATCGCTTTGTCCAGCGCGAAGCCGATTGCCTGTGTGATAGCTGTGAGCAGCTCTCCTGCCAGATCGATGTCAGAGTCTTCAACGTCTGCATTGCAAACAGAAAAATAACCGCCTACCTTGTAGCCGTCTACTTCTACGTCGTTGAATGCGAGTGCCAGCTCGTTGAGGTTTGCACACATCTCAGTCCATACAGCCTCGGGGATCGTTCCCATGACAGTCTCACGGGCCTTGCCGGATACGGGGCGGACGTATACATGTTTATAAAGTTTGGAGTAATTCTGGAGGTTCTCACGGATCAGGCCCAGGAATACATCCGGGATCAGCAGTCCGACATTTGTGAGCGCTCTCTTCTCAGAGATGACCTGTCTTGTGCGTGCGAGGAAGTCCTTGACGTCCTGGCGCTCGAACATAGCGTTTCTCTGTTCCATATTCATTTTTGCGAAGATCTTGGATCTTGTGTTCATAGGCTTCACCTCATTTCTTGCTTCAGGTGCAGGCGGCGTTGTATCCTGCTTGGCTTCCTCAGCGGCCAGATCTTTCTCAAGACCTGCGATCGTCTGCTCAAGCGCTGCCTGATCAGCTGCGTGTGTCTCTTTTTCCTTTTCAAACTCTGCGACAGCATCCTCGACGGTCTTTGTCTCTTCGTCTGTCTCAGCTTCGTTGATCGCCTTCTCGAGCTCCTGCTCGCGCTTCTCGAATTCTGTATTCTTGGCTCTCAGTGCTTCGAGTTCCTTTTTCGCTCCGTCAATCTTCTTGCGAAGCATCAGTGCTTTAAGCGCCATAATTCTCTCCTTTCAGCTTTGTCAGCATTTTTTTCTGCCACGCTTCGCGCTCGCGCTTTTTGATCACATCGCGGTCGTGCTCGCGGGCGGAAATGTTTGTTTCCGTGTATGCCGGGAAGGTGCAACACGAAACTTCGTACAGCTCCACATCCTTGATCGTCCAGTGGATCGAGCCGTCCTCTCCGATGTCGGTATCTTCAGAACGGATGTCGAAGCCAAAAGAGCACTGGTCAACATCTCCGCGCTTTAC